ATATGTCGGTTGCCGGAAAAAGAGCGGGTCTGGACGGTAGCCAATCCGTCCTTTTTTATGAAGCGATACGGATCATCAAGGAAATGAGGTTTAAAACCAATGGACGATATCCAAGGTACGCCGTCTGGGAAAATGTCCCCGGCGCGTTCTCATCAAACAAAGGGGCCGACTTCAAAGCGGTCCTTGAAGCGGTCATCGGCGTCTGCAAATCGGATACCGAAGTGCCTGCGCCTGAAAACGGACGCTGGCCATACGCCGACACACTCCTGGGAAACGGATGGAGCGTGGCGTACAGAACTATCGACGCGCAATATTTCGGAGTACCCCAACGCCGACGCAGAATCTACCTTGTCGCAGATTTTGCAGGCGGAAGTGCCGGAGACATACTATTTGAGCCCGAAGGCATGTCAAGGGATTTTGCGCCGTGCTGCAGCCCGTGGCAAGGAATTGCCGGAAATGCTGAAGAAGGCTTTGGAGCGTCAGGCGACAGCGTGACCTGCCTTAACGACCAGGGCGGATGTGTGATGTCGGTTTCAGAAAACCTGACCGCCACACTCCGCGCTGAAGAGCACGGGCATCAACCCTGCGTCCTTCAGTCGGGCGGCTTCTGTACCGAGCATTCTGCGAAAAGCCGAAGCGTAGGCTATGCCGAGGGAACATCTCCCACACTTAGAGCAGGCGTTGTACCCGGTGCGGTGATGTCTTTTGAACCGGGTGCCGTTTCGAGGGTAGGCGGTCATTTTAACGAAAACCTCTGCGGCTCTCTTCGGGCAAGCATGGGAGACAACCAGACTGCCGTTGCCATTGAGAACCACCCCACGGACGGTCGCTGCAGAATCGAAGCGGACGGCAAAGTACAAACCTTGACTTCACGCATGGGAACCGGCGGTATGAATGTGCCTCTTGTTATGAACGAGCGGCAGTACGCCCTGACTGTCGGTGAAGATGTCGCCAACACCCTGACGGGAACGGATTATAAAGGAACGCAGTGCCTGTTCGAGCCTACCCCTAAGACTCTGAAAATTCGCTCCGGCTGCGAAGGTGGCGGAAAAGGTCCGCTGATTCAGGACGATATGTCTGCAACCCTCGGTTGCAACAACGACCAGACTGTTTTTGTGCCTACCGCTTATGGCATCTGCTCCGATAAAAGCAACTCCATGTTGTCGGACAATCCTCACAGCGGCATCTATGAAGCCGAAACCTCGCGGACCATTGATGCCAACGGCGGGAACCCTGGATGTAATCAAGGCGGTATCGCAGTCGTCGCCTTGCAGGGCTCGATGATTGGTCGTGAGGATAAGAACGGACCCCAGGGCAGCGGTGTCAATGAAGATATCAGCTTCTCCCTAACGGCCGCAGACCGCCACGCCGTTGCATACGCCATGACGACAGGCGGTTTTACGCAGATTGAGGAAGACATCTCTCCAACTTTGCTTTCAAGGGACTATAAAGATGCGCCTGTTGTCGGCCAACCGACCTACGGCATTGACCGTGCGGCGTTTAACCAGGGGCAAAACGCTCAGTACAAACCCGCCATTGAAGAGGAACAGCAACCCACCCTGACAGCAAAAGGACCCGGTGCCGTAGCCCAACCCTACTCTTTTTGTCCGCAGATGAAAGCTGAAAGCCAATGCTTTCGCAGGGATGGAAAGGCAAACACACTCGTAAACGGAACAAGTCCTGGGTGTCATAACGGTCTGGTGGACACCGATTACATCGTCCGCAGACTCACACCAACGGAATGCGCCCGCCTGCAGGGCTTCCCCGATTGGTGGTGTGATGGGCTCGGAACTGAAAATCCAACTGATGCGGAAATTGAATTCTGGTCAGAAGTTTGGGAAACGCACCGCAGGATCATAGGGACAAGCAGCAAGGCAAAAACGAGGAAACAAATCGTCAAGTGGCTTCAGAATCCACATTCCGATGCCGCCGAATATAAAATGTGGGGTAACGGCGTGGCTCTGCCTTGTGTCTGCTTCGTGCTGACGAGCATTGCTCTGTCTGTGCAGGATACCGCTTACTAATCGGGCTGTGGTTACCTACAGAAGTCATTCAAAACAACTTGCTATTTACAGCATTTAGAGTGATGTATGTAGTACCAAAAACGAAAGGCGGTATGAAAAATGAAGATCAACTACAACATCACGGGAGAAAAACGCAAGTCGCTTGTGGGCGCAATCAGCCAGGAGCTGAACGCTCCGGCAAAATACCTCAGAGCACCTACATTTGCTTACGAAGTGGGAGGTTACCTTATCGATAAGAACGGCAAGTTAACGGGGCCGGACAGCCTTGACCTGGAAGCTGACCTGCAAAGCATCCACGGCTTTACGGCAACTGAACGCGAGTACGATGAACCTGATACCTATGAGAGCGGGCTTGGCGGCATGGGTGCGACACCCTCCATCGGGGAAATTAGCGACGATGCAGCGGTTTGGGTGGAACGTGAAATGCACCGCATGAAACTTGAAAACTCAAACGTCCCCGATTACTCAAATCGAGGACAGTATGGCGGCGATGACGTTCCTGCCTTTGAGGAGCTTCGAATGACTGAAAATGAGGAATTAGGGCTTGGAAAGGAACGCCACGAGGATTTCCAAGGTGAAAACGGTATGCAGTCGAGCGATGCTCCCAAATCTGATGAAGCTTACAACCTGACCATTGAAATACCGAGGTCGGCTTTTACCGATGCGATGCTTGAGAACCTCAAACGGTTGGTGGAAAGCAAGTCATCCCTCATCAAAAGGGCTCTGGGGATTTCAGAAACTCCATTGGAAGTGTTGGAAGAAACAATCCGTTTTCCATGGTTTTCAGCCGTGACGGATGCCGAAGCGGTCAAGGCTTACACGCATTTTGTCACAGCCTTATGTGAAATGGCAAAAACGCAACATCGGGTCAGTGCAGTTGACAAGCCTGTTGAAAATGAGAAATACGCTTTCCGATGCTTTCTCCTTAGGCTTGGATTCATTGGGGATGAGTACAAAGTCGAGCGTAAAATCCTGCTTTCGAGACTTACTGGAAGCTCTGCGTTCAAGAATCCTACAATGGGAGGTGGCGACAATGAATAGTTTGCCATCGCAGAAAACCGTGAAACTAATTCGCAAGCAATATCCCACTGGCTGCCGTGTGGAGCTTACCCATATGGACGATGTGCAAGCCCCTTCCATTGGCACTAAAGGAACAGTGGTCGGTGTAGACGATACCGGAAGCATCATGGTGCGTTGGGACAACGGGTCTTCCCTAAATGTTGTTTACGGTGAAGACTCATGTCGGAAAATTAATGAAGCGGTGATGGATGTTAAAGTTAAGGCCCAGATCCTCATTGTCCGCGCTACCGGCGAGACGAATATGTTCGATGTACCAAAGGTGCAGGAAATCGCCCTGCGCGAGGGATTATATGAACTTGTGGATTTCATCACTGAAAACAAGGCCGCGTATGCACGGTTCATCCTTACGGGGGATGAGGAATAGATAAATAGACATAACCAGGGAACAGTGCCGGCATCGGCTCTGTTCCTCGTACAGAGACTGTTAAAGGCTTGTTATCTGGCAAGTCTATTTTTATGCCCTTATGAAGGAGGTGACCGCATATCCGAAAACTGAAGAAATATAACCCGACTGCTTTTAAAGCCAAAGACTCCTACTACAGCAAGGAGATGGCGGATTTTGCGGTCGGCTTCATCGAAGCCCTCTCGCACACCAAAGGCACCTGGGCGGGAAAGCCCTTTGAACTGATTGACTGGCAGGAGCAGATTATCCGGGATGTTTTCGGAACCTTGAAACCAAACGGCTACCGGCAGTTTAATACCGCCTATGTGGAGATACCGAAAAAGATGGGGAAAAGTGAGCTTGCGGCGGCTGTTGCCCTGCTACTCACCTGCGGGGATAACGAGGAACGTGCCGAGGTTTACGGCTGCGCTGCAGACCGAAACCAGGCTTCCATTGTTTTCAACGTGGCTGCGGATATGGTACGAATGTGTCCTGCTTTATCCAAGCGGGTCAAGATACTCGATTCGCAGAAAAGGCTTATTTTTCTACCAACCGGCAGCATATACCAGGTACTGTCCGCCGATGTTGGGAACAAGCACGGGTTCAACACCCACGGCGTCGTATTCGATGAGCTTCATACCCAGCCAAACCGAAAGCTCTACGACGTGATGACCAAAGGCAGCGGTGATGCCAGAATGCAGCCGCTGTATTTCCTGATCACCACTGCAGGGGACAACCAAAACAGCATCTGCTGGGAAGTACACCAAAAAGCTCTGGACATCATGAACGGCAGAAAACGTGATCCTACCTTATATCCCGTTATCTATGGTGCTGCTGCCGAAGATGACTGGTCTGACCCGAAGGTGTGGAAAAAAGCAAACCCGTCGCTTGGCATAACGGTCAGCATGGATAAAGTTAAAGCAGCATTTGAATCGGCAAGGCAGAATCCGGCTGAAGAGAACAGCTTCCGGCAGCTTCGGCTTAACCAGTGGGTCAAGCAGGCTGTGCGCTGGATGCCCATGGACAAATGGGATGCCTGCGCTTTTGCCGTTGACCCCGAAGCTATGTGGGGTCGAGTCTGCTATGGTGGTCTCGACCTTTCCTCGTCTACTGACATCACGGCCTTTGTGTTGGTCTTTCCTCCACTTGATGAAGAGGACAAGTATACCGTCCTTCCGTACTTCTGGATACCGGAAGATAGCATCGACCTGCGGGTTCGCCGTGACCATGTGAATTATGACGTTTGGAAGAAGCAAGGTTTTTTATTAACCACCGAAGGCAACGTCGTTCATTACGGATTTATCGAAGCCTTTATTGAGGATCTTGGAATGAAATATAACATCCGAGAGATTGCCTTTGACCGCTGGGGTGCGGTTCAGATGACGCAGAATCTCGAAAACCTCGGTTTTGTTGTCGTACCATTCGGTCAAGGCTTCAAGGATATGTCCCCTCCGACTAAGGAGCTGATGAAGCTTACCCTGGAGCAGAAAATCGCCCATGGTGGGCATCCGGTGCTCCGGTGGATGATGGACAACATTTATATCCGCACCGATCCGGCGGGCAACATCAAAGCGGACAAGGAGAAATCCACCGAGAAAATTGACGGCGCGGTTGCCACCATTATGGCGCTTGACCGAGCGATTCGGTGCGGCAACGAAAGTAGAGCTTCGATCTATGACGATCGAGGCCTGCTTGTTTTTTAGTAAAGGAGATTGATGTCTATGGGAATACTGCAAGGAATATTCAAGGCGCGTGACAAGCCTAAAGACGCCCTCGGCGGCAGCCGCTACAGCTTCTTTTTTGGTAGCACCAGCACGGGTAAGCCGGTCAATGAACAGACGGCTATGCAAATGACAGCTGTTTATAGTTGTGTGAGGATACTATCCGAGACATTAGCGGGCCTACCGCTCCATGTATTTCAGTACAACGATTCTGGCGGCAAAGAAAAGAACCTTAAGCACCCACTGTATAAACTACTCCATGATGAACCAAACCCTGAGATGACTTCCTTCGCGTTTCGAGAAACGCTGATGAGTCATCTTTTATTATGGGGCAACGCATATGCACAGATTATTCGGAATGCTCGCGGTGAGGTTATCGCCCTTTACCCTCTGATGCCGAACAAAATGACGGTCGATCGTGATTCAAACGGCCGGATTTTCTATTTGTATCAGAGAAGCACCGATGATGCGCCCATGCTCGGAAAAGACAGTCAGGTCTACCTTGCACCCTCGGATGTGCTGCATATTCCAGGTTTAGGTTTTGACGGTCTGGTCGGTTATTCCCCCATTGCAATGGCAAAGAATGCCGTGGGATTGGCAATTGCCACCGAGGAATACGGAGCGAAATTCTTCGCCAATGGCGCTGCACCAGGCGGTGTGCTTGAACATCCTGGCACAATAAAAGATCCGCAAAAGGTCAAGGAAAGCTGGAATGCCGCCTACCAAGGCTCGCAAAACGCGCATCGTGTGGCTGTGCTTGAAGAAGGCATGAAGTACCAAGCCATCGGCATTTCACCCGAACAGGCACAGTTTCTCGAAACACGGAAGTTTCAGATTAACGAAATCGCCCGCATTTTCAGGGTGCCGCCGCATATGCTCGCCGACTTGGAGAAATCCTCGTTCAGCAACATCGAGCAGCAGTCGCTGGAATTTGTGAAATACACCCTTGACCCATGGGTAGTGCGCTGGGAGCAGGCTATGTGCCGTGCATTGCTTATGGGAAGCGAAAAGCCGACCGTATTTATTAAGTTTAATGTGGACGGTTTGCTTCGTGGCGACTATGTATCCCGCATGAGCGGTTATGCAACCGCACGACAGAACGGCTGGATGAGCGCCAACGATATCCGTGAGCTTGAAAATCTCGACCGTATCCCTGCGGAGCTTGGCGGAGATCTCTATCTTATCAACGGTGCGATGACCAAATTACAGGACGCAGGTGCGTTCGCAAATACTACAAGATTGGAGGAAACCGAATGAAGAAATTTTGGAACTGGGTAAAGGACGAAGAATCCGACACCCGAACACTCTACCTTGATGGCGTAATTGCTGAAGAAAGTTGGTTTGACGATGATGTCACCCCACAGGCGTTCAAAGTTGATTTGACCGCAGGCGAGGGTGACATTGTTATTTGGCTCAACTCTCCTGGCGGCGACTGTATTGCGGCAAGTCAGATTTATGCGATGCTGATGGACTACAAAGGCAAAATAACCGTCAAGATTGATGGCATCGCAGCATCTGCCGCAAGTGTGATTGCAATGGCGGGAACGACTGTGCTCATGGCTCCAACTGCTTTGATGATGGTGCATAATCCGCTGACCGTGGCAATCGGTGACAGCGAGGAAATGCGGAAGGCCATCTCCATGCTCTCGGAGGTCAAGGAAAGCATCATCAACGCTTACGAAATCAAGACCGGGCAGTCGAGAGCGAAGCTATCCCACCTTATGGATGCTGAAACATGGCTGAATGCCAACAAGGCAATCGAACTCGGCTTTGTGGACGGTATTTTGGAAGATGAGAAAAAGCGTGTGCAAAAAGATAGTGTCACTTATGCTTTCAGCCGCCGGGCCGTAACAAATTCACTGTTAAACAAGGTATGCCCAAAGAATCTGCCTGTAAAAACGGGCACACCCATCGAGCAACTTGATAAGCGGATATCTATCATTCAACACTAAATTATTAGGAGGAAAAACAATGAGTAAAATTCTTGAATTGCGCGAAAAGCGCACAAAGGCATGGGAAACGGCTAAGGCTTTCCTAGATACCAAGCGCGGTACGGACGGGATCGTCTCTGCCGAGGATACCGCCACCTACGAAAAAATGGAGAACGATGTGGTCGCTCTCGGCAAGGAAATCGACAGACTCGAAAAGCAGGAAGCCCTCGACCGTGAACTTTCAAAACCGCTGAACGCTCCGCTCACCACCAAACCCGCTGTTCCTGGTATGGACACCAAGACAGGAAAGGCATCCGATGAGTACAAAAAAGCGTTCTGGAATGTAATGCGCTCTAAAAATCCGCATTACGATGTTGTAAACGCTCTGCAGGTAGGGACCGACAGCGAAGGCGGTTATCTTGTTCCAGATGAGTTTGAACGTACGCTCGTTCAATCTTTGGAGGAAGAAAACATTTTCCGTAAGCTGGCAAAAATCATTCAAACTTCCAGTGGTGACCGTAAAATTCCCGTTGTTACAACCCACGGCTCCGCTTCGTGGCTCGATGAGGAAGAACTCTATCCCGATAGTGATGAAGTATTCGGTCAGACCTCTATTGGCGCATATAAACTCGGCACTTTCATCAAAGTCTCCGACGAATTGCTGAGTGACTCCGTGTTCGATCTGCAAAACTACATCAGCACCGAGTTTGCTCGTCGTATTGGTTCCAAGGAGGAAGAAGCTTTCTTCGTAGGCGATGGTTCTGGTAAGCCCACGGGTATTTTTGCCGCAACAGGCGGTGCACAGCTTGGAGTTACTACCGCAGGCGCAACCGCTATTACAGTGGATGAGGTTATCGACCTTTTCTACAGTTTGAAATCTCCGTATCGTAAGAAAGCTGTGTTCGTTATGAACGATGCGACCGTAAAAACAATCCGTAAGCTAAAGGACGGTCAGGGCCAGTATCTGTGGCAACCTTCGCTGACCGCGGGAACGCCGGATATGATTCTGAATCGACCCGTATACACCTCGGCGTATATACCTGCAATTGAGGCGGGGGCGAAGTCCATCGCGTTCGGTGATTTCGGTTATTACTGGATCGCTGACAGGCAGGGGCGCGCCTTCAAGCGTTTGAACGAACTTTTCGCTACTACAGGTCAGGTCGGCTTTATGGCCACTCAGCGTGTGGACGGCAAACTGATTCTGCCGGAGGCTATCAAGGTTCTCCAGCAGAAAGCGTAACGGAGGTGCGACATGGGTTATAACACAAAGAACTACACCGAACAAGGCGGTGAGAAAACCGTCATCGGCGGTACTCTGGAAATCAAGGAGGGAGCCTCGGTAACGGGGCTTCCTACCGCTGCGAATCAGGCAGACAGCACCGCTACCGATGCCGCTGGTCTGGTAACGGATTTTAATGCCCTTCTCGCGAAGCTAAAAGCGGCGGGTTTGATGGTCGCAGACGAAGTATAACCGGAAGGAGGCGGATGGCATGACAACAGATAATCTTCTCCCCAAAGTAAAAGCAAACCTAATCTTGGCGCATGATGCAGACGACGGCCTTCTGCTACACTACATCAAAGCCGCCGTCTCCTACGCGGAGAGCTACCAACATGTCACTGAGGGCTATTACATTGAAAACTCTATGCCGCCCACCACGGAACAAGCAGTAATCATGCTATCGGGTCATTTCTACGAAAGCAGAGATGGCTCGACGGCTGGTTTCTTCGCCGACAGCGTACAAGCTGGTCAACAAGTGTGGAATACAGTAAACCTACTTCTACGGCTTGACCGAGATTGGAAGGTGTGACATGAGTTTTGGGAAAATAAACACCTTTATTGACGTTATTGAGAGAGTAACTATAAAAGACTCGGAGGGATTCAGCACTGAGATTGACAGCATTGTTGCTTCTATAAGAGCATATCGGGAAGGTCGGCACGGTACCGAAATATGGGCCAACAGAGCCGTATTTTCGGAAGCCACCGATCTTTTCCGTTTCCGCTGTATTCCGGGTGTCACCGTTACGACCGCAATGCTTATTGCTTGTGAAGACGGGCGATTTGAAATTACCTCGGTGGAGGATGTCAAAGGTCGTGGAATGTACATTGAAGTACTCGCCAAGGAGGTGAAGCCCAGTGGCTAAAGTAACTATGAAAATGCCGGAGGACTTTCTCCTAAAGGTTTCACGGTTAAACGATAAAACTGATGAAATCGTCCCTCGTGTGCTTAAGGCTGGCGGTGAGGTTGTGCTTGACAAGGTAAAATCTAATCTGAATTCAGCGATTGGTAGTGACACAAAGTATCCTTCGCGTTCCACGGGCGAGCTTGCGGCAGCATTAGGACTTTCATCCGCTTTACAGGACAGGGATGGCAATCACAACGTTAAAGTCGGCTTTTCCGAACCGCGTCGTGACGGAAGTAGCAATGCGAAAATAGCCAATATCATCGAATACGGAAAATCGGGTCAACCGGCAAAACCATTCTTAAAGCCAGCGAGAACCACCAGCAGAAAGCCGTGCATCGAAGCGATGAAAGCAAAGCTGGACGAGGAGGTAAATAAGATATGAGCCTACTTTCGGATTTGAGCGAGGTCCTGGAACCGCTGGGTATTCCTATTGAAGCCGGCGTGTTCAGCGGTATGCCGCCTGACGAATATCTGGTCTTTATCCCTCTGACGGACATATTCGAAGTACATGCTGATAACCGCCCCGGCTTTGATGTGCAGGAAGTGCGGATATCACTGTTCTCAAAAGGCAATTACCAGCAGCGTAAAAGGCAGATCACTGCGGCTTTACTGAATGAGGATTTCACAGTGACCGAACGACGGTATATCGGACACGAGGACGATACCGGATATCACCATTACGCCATTGATGTGGCAAAAAATTATGGATTGGAGGAATAACACATGGCAACTATCGGTCTTGACAGACTGTACTATTCAAAGATAACCGAAGATTCCAACGGCGAAGAAACCTACGCTGTACCTTCGGTGCTTGCCAAAGCCATCACCGCCGAGCTCTCGGTGGAACTGGTAGAGGCAATACTTTACGCAGACGATGGTGCCGCTGAGGTCGTGAAGGACTTCAACAGCGGTACACTCACCCTCGGTGTGGATGACATCGGCCCAACGGTTGCGGCAGATCTAACCGGAGCATCCACCGATGACAACGGTGTGCTGATCTCTGCCAGCGAGAATGTAGGTACACCAGTAGCGGTGGGTTTCCGTGCACAAAAGGCTAACGGCACATACCGCTATTTCTGGCTGTACCGAGCGAAATTTGGCCTACCTGCAACGAACCTACAGACGAAGGCGGATTCCATCACCTTCTCTACACCAACCATTGAGGGAACCGTCATGCGCAGGAACAAGCTGGACGGCATGGGCAAGCACCCATGGAAAGCGGAGGTCACTGAAGGTGATGCGGGTGTATCTGCCGGTACCATCACCGGCTGGTTTACTGAAGTTTACGAACCGGTCTACACGCCGGAACCTTAGGAGGGTTGAATCATGGATAATGAAAGAAGCGCCGCCATCAACATCGGCGGCAAAGAGTATGAATTAATTCTGACCACACGTGCTACAAAAGCGATAGCCGGTCGATATGGCGGGCTTGAAAACCTCGGAGAAAAACTGATGAAATCAGAAAACTTCGAGATGGCTCTGGACGAGATTGTTTGGCTAATTACGCTGCTTGCAAACCAGTCTATTTTGATTCGCAACCTTAAGAATAAGAACGCGCCGGAGGAACTTCTCACTGAGGAGGAGGTCGAGCTACTCACTTCACCGCTTGACTTGGCAGCATATAAAAATGCAATTACCGAAGCGATGTTTAAAGGCACAAAGCGCGACGTGGAAAGTGAGGAAGAAACTCCAAAAAACGTGCAAGTCGGGTAACGGACGCTGAAGTCTTTACCCGGCTTCTTTATTACGGAACAGTTCAGATGGGTATGGAAGCAGAGGAATTCTGGCTCATGCCCATCGGACTGTTTTTCGATTTATGGGCTTGCCACAAGCAATGGCATAGCATTGAAAAGCCAAAGAAAACCCGGACAATTGACGATATTATCCCGCCGGGTATTTAGGGGGAGGTGAAGGTATGGCGGACAATTTTGGTTTGAAAATAGGTGTTGAGGGCGAGCGTGAGTTTAAGAAAGCTCTCTCCGATATCAATCAAAGTTTCAAGGTGCTGGGCAGTGAAATGACCCTTGTGACCAGTCAGTTTGATAAAAACGATAAATCTGTGCAGGCGGTCACCGCTCGTAATGCGACTCTGAATAAAGAAATCGACGCACAGAAAGACAAGATTTCAACCCTTAAGGCTGCTCTTGATAACGCCTCCTCTTCTTTCGGTGAAAATGACCGCCGCACCCAAAACTGGCAGATTCAGCTGAACAAGGCGCAAGCGGAACTTAACGGTATGGAGCGTGAACTTGAGCAGTCCACTGTCGAAGCAGATAATCTCGGTGAAGAATTGGACAATTCGGGCAAAAGTGCAGACGATGCTGGCGGCAAGTTTGATAAGCTCGGTGGCATACTTACGGGCATCGGTGTAGCGATGGGCGCGGTTGCTGTTGCTGCTGGAGCTGCTGCTATAAAGTTAGGGAAAGAGGTTGTTCAACAATTCGGAGAGTTGGAACAGAATCTCGGTGGCTCAGAGGCGGTTTTCGGCGCATACGCTGCATCGATTCAGAAAACCGGTGAGGAAGCTTATAAAAACCTCGGTGTGTCACAGAGTGATTACCTCTCCACCGCCAACAAAATGGGTGCGTTGTTCCAAGGCTCTGGTATACAGCAGCAGAAAAGTCTTGAGCTAACCGAAAAAGCCATGCAGCGTGCTGCAGATATGGCTTCCGTTATGGGGATAGATATGTCCTCTGCGATGGAGGCGGTCACAGGTGCGGCAAAAGGTAATTTCACCATGATGGACAACTTGGGTGTTGCAATGAACGCGACGAGTATCCAGGCATATGCTGCCTCGAAGGGTCTTGATTTCGTCTGGGCAAGTGCGAGTAACGCCGAAAAAGCTGAAGTCGCGATGCAGATGTTTTTCGAGAACACTGAGCAGTATGCCGGCAACTTTGCGAAAGAGTCAACTCAGACAATTTCCGGTTCTATTGGATTGTTACAAGCTGCGCTTGGCTCTTTTACAGCCGGACTGGGCAATGCCAATGCCGACATGACAAACCTCACGGAGAATCTTGTAGATGCTTTCGAGTCGGTTGTCTCTAACATCGTACCGGTTTTAGAGAATATCGTAGCCGCATTGCCGACAGCAACAGGCGCAATTTTATCAGCGGTCGCCGACCTGCTTCCCATGCTGCTTGAAACCGTTACAAGTATATTTACGCAGGTACTGGAAACAATTTTGAACCTCTTACCTGAACTTATTCCGGCGGCGGTCAGTGCCCTAATGACAATTGTCGGAGCATTGATTGATAATCTACCGTTACTCATAAATGCGGCAATAGAACTGGTAACAGCACTTGTGGAGGGTATTGGAATAGCTTTACCGCAACTCATACCCGCAGCGGTTTCGGCGGTCACGCAGATTGTCCAAGGTTTGATTGAGAACCTACCAATGCTGCTGGATGCGGCTTTGCAGTTGATTATAGGGTTAGCACAGGGATTAGTTGATGCAATACCTCAACTTGTTTCTGCCTTGCCTGCCATCATTGAAGCACTGGTGGATTTTCTGATTGAAGCTATTCCACAAATCATTGAAGCAGGCATTCAATTGCTGACCTCATTGGTTACAGCATTGCCCACCATCATTACGGCAATTGTAGAAGCGATTCCGCAAATTATTGACAATATCATTAATGCTGTCATAGAGTCAATCCCCATGATTATTGACGCAGGCATCCGGCTTCTGATATCGCTAATTCAGGCACTTCCGCAGATTATTACTACTGTTGTAGCAGCGATTCCAAAGATTATAACCTCACTGGTAAACGCTATTGTAGGTAATATCGATAAGATCATTCTGGCGGGTGTTCAGCTGTTCGTTGCCCTCATTGCTAATTTACCCAGAATCATCGTTGAGGTGGTCAAGGCTGTACCGCAGATTATATCCGGACTGGTCAAAGCCTTTACTGGTTATATAAGCTCAATGGCCCAAGTAGGCGGCAACTTGATCAAAGGCCTATGGAAGGGTATTTCGGATGCGGGTGCATGGCTATGGAGTAAGATCTCAGGATTTTTCGGAAATGTGGTATCGAAGATTAAAAACTTCTTCGGCATCAATTCCCCCTCAACCCTGTTTGCCGGACTTGGCCACAACATGGGCGAAGGCATCGGCGTAGGCTTTGAGGATGCAATGGCCGCAGTATCGAGGGACATGCAAAATGCAGTACCCACAAACTTTGATTTGAATTACAAGGGTTTATCCGGGCAGGGCAGCGCCACCGGTACAAGCATCACGCAAAATATCTCAGTGGTGACACCTAAAGCTTTGTCTGAAAAAGAACTTACACGGGAGTTTAAGAATCTCTCGCGTAAGCTGGCACTTGAATATTAAAGGAGGTCTGGCTATGGAACTTACTTATATTAATGAAGATGGCAGAAGCATCACGCTTAAACAAAGCCGCCCGTATTTTCTTACCAAGATAGACGGCACAGGCAATGTTCGCCAGACCGTTAACACCTTCAAGGCACCGGATCAAGACGGTGCTTTTTATATCTCCTCCACACTGGATATGCGAAACATAATACTGGAGGGTACGGTCGTAGCAAATACACCTGACGATGCCTATGTATGGAGACAGCGTTTCCTTCAAATATTTAGCCCTAAACTAAATGGAATGCTCGTATACCGTGAACGGCAAATCGCCTGCGTTGTTGAGGAAGCGGGTTTCACCGTTTCCACCAGGCAGCGAATACCTAACTTCTTCGTCAGTTTGCTTTGCCCGTCTCCCTTCTTCGAGACACTGGATGAAGTTCGTGAGGAACTGGCATCTTGGATACCGTTACTCGAATTTGAACTGGAGATACCTGAAAGCGGCATGGAGTTTGGAATGCGTCAGCCCAGCCAGATCATCACGGTTGAAAATATTGGCGATGTTTCTTGCGGCTGCGAGATTGTGTTCCAAGCGCTGGGAACAGTTACGAATCCGGAACTCTTGAACATAGACACTGGGGAATATATCCGTCTTCTCACGACGATGAATGCCGGGGATGAACTTCGTGTATATACCCATTTTGCTGGTAAGCGCGTAGTTAGCGTGAACGGAACGGTGGTAACAAATGCTTTTTCCCTGCTGGACACCGACTCAGTGTTTTTCCAGCTTGCCTCAGGTATTAACACGTTGCGTTACGATGCTTCAGTCAATATGGAACTACTGGAGGTCAGCATTTATTATCGACCGCAGTTTCTGGGGGTATGAATATGCAACTATATATCTACAATTCAAACCGAGAGCTCACGGGTATCGTGGAGTCTTTCGAGTACTTGCGCTGGACTCGGCGTTACTCCCAATGTGGTTCTTTTGAGCTAAAAGCCATTGCAACTCCGGAGAACACTGCACTCTTAAAAGAAGGGAATATCATTTGGAAAAACGATGATGAGGAAGCCGGGATCATTGAACATCTGGAATTGTCTCAGACCGAGCATGAAATCATCACGGCGAGCGGTCGCTTTGCTACCTCCTTCCTCTCTCGGCGTATTGTGTGGGGAACAGAGAAGTTATCCGGCGATCTTTCAGATTGTGTGGAGCAGCTTATAGAAAATAATCTCATAAACCCTACCGATGTGGCTCGACAAATAACCGGAATATCCTTCTTTTCTCCGAATTTAGGTGTGCCCATCAGCACACAGATATCGTTCCGAAACTTAATGGATACAGTGACGGAACTATGCAACACTTCGGGTATTGGCATTAAGACCGTGCTCAATCCTGCTACAGGCATCTTTACAGTGACCCTGTATAACGGCGCTGACTCCCAGGCGGTATTCTCCAAGGAGTACGAGAACTTGACTGAACAGATATACACAGAGAGTGCGGCGGATTACGCCAATACCGCACTCATCGGCGGCGAGGGTGAAGGCGCAGACCGGACATTTGTAGCCATTACAAGCGGCTCTGGGGAGACCCGCCGTGAGGTATTCGTTGATGCCAAAGACTTACGGGCGGAGGACTTCGGAGCGGATTACACTGGAGCGCTGACTTTTCGGGGCCAGAGCAAGCTGAGTGAGCAGGCAATACGTTATTCGTTCGACACCTCGGTCAACCCTCACGGCAACTTGACATACAAGATTGACTTCGACCTTGGGCAGACCGTCAAAGTCATCTCCAAGGCATGGGGCGTATCCATGACGACGCGAATCACCGAGATTGAGGAAACATATGACGCGGATGGGCAGAGCATCAGCGTAGTGTTTGGAAAGGCTGAGCTAACTATAGCGCAGAAAGTTCGCTCCGACATAAGCGAGGTTAAAACGGCATTATCGGCACCGACCGGCATATCCGAAGTGGCAGAAGCCTTGGGCATCGTGGAGGGAACGCTGGGTGCTGTAGAGGAAACCTTGGGTGATTTGACGGAGGTAGACCCGGATATTCAAGGTGACAATGTCGCGGATACCATTAACAACCTGTTCGGGAAACTTCCAGCGCTTGAAATAACTGTAGGTGCGGGCACTATATCGATCGGTCAATACGCCTTACACAACATGGTGCCGGGAGATGCGTTTTACTTCACCTCGTGGAGCGGTAGCAAGTTCAGTGACCAACCAAGTGACGATGGGCATGTATTTCTGATAAAGCACAGCGGAGACAACACGGGAAACGATTATCAGAGGGCGATGGGTTTCTTTATATCCCGTAACACTATGACATTCTATGTAATTTCAGTTTTCGTGTTCAATAATCCGTCTGGTCAAGCGAACTGGCTCAACATCAATAATGAACCAATAACCACGGCGAGGATTGCAAATGGCGCTGTGACTACTGCGAAGATCGCCCAGGAAGCCAACACCTCACTCACCTACTCGCTTGGAAGTGGCGTGACAATGGGTGCGAATATGTCATTTGTGAATAAGGGCATCGTTTCAATCGGAATGCAGGTCAACGTTGGTGCTTCGGGAGTCGCCTCTGGCGGCACGATTCTAACAATAACAAACGCGAACTTTTACCCGTACTCGACGGTACGCTCTGTGGCGATTGCGGTTGGGGGCAGCGGTACCAATATGCCGATTACAATCAACACAAGCGGTGTGGTGGCGAACGCAGCTGGTTCCACACTGCCTACGGGTTTTTACCTTATATCTTGCTCTTACGCGAGAGCTTAAAGGGAGGAAAGCAATATGGAGAAAAGCGGCTTTTTTAACTCCTCGGACGGAGACAGAGTCTATGACGCGATTGACTTCTCAGCATATTTCGGAAGTCTTGTCTCGAATGGAGTATTTTATATGGCAGCCACAAACCTACAAGTATCACCATCAATCGGTTTGGCTGTGAATGTGGCGGCAGGAAGCGCGTGGATTAACGGATACCGTTATGAGAATACGGATGCCTTAAACAGGCCTCTTTCAACGGCAAATGGAAGCAATCCCCGTATTGACCGGATTGTGGTCCGATTAAGTCAGATCAGCCGAAGCATTCAGATTGCCGTTGTTGACGGAACCCCCGCTGCAACGCCTGTGGCTCCGACATTGACAAGAACCAGCGACATCTATGAACTCGGAATCGCAGACGTGCTTGTACCGACGGCAGCCACATCAATAGTTTCAAATAACATCATGGATACCCGTATGAATACCAGTCTTTGCGGTTTGGTGAACTCGTTGGTATCGGCAGTCTACGAATAGGAGGTGAATGACAATGGCGGATATTAGTGGTATAACTCTGCAGGCGGGCACTGGCCCGTCTGTTTTTTACACTATCACATATACTAAAAGCCGGCCAAATAATAATCAGATGACCTATAACTTCACCATATCCGCTGCATTAGGTTCATCAGGTTCCTTCATCCACAACGGTTATGCCCTGCTTTGTACCATGACCGTAAACGGCTCTTCCTCACAGGTGCGTATTAAGACGGTAGACGGCGATAACTGGGACGGAACAACACCGAGACTTAGATATGTTTCGGTGACCTGTCCTTCCACTACAGGGAACACTACGCAGGGCGTACGCTTTCGAGTGGTGTCGGATGGGAGGCTGACGCTTTCTTCAGGCGTAATCGACAATTCAAGCTACACGGTGTTAAGTTCAGCGCTTCTTACCACAGTCTGCGGAGCGCCGACCTCTTGTTCGGTCAATCCCATTCTCTCAGAAGGCGGGATTACCCTTTCATGGAGCGGAGCATCCGGCGGTATAAGTAACACGATTTCTAGCTATGAGATCCAATACAGCGAATCTACCGACAACTTCACTTGGGGAGCATGGACAGCACTGACTACAGTTTCAACCACAGCCACCAGCGGCAGTGTGGCTACATCGCCGCCGTCCATAAGAGGCAATTACCGAAGATTTCAAGTGCGCACACGTGGTACAGCAGGGGCAAGCTATTATTCCGGATGGAAAGTATCAACGAACTCCGTCCGAAGAAATACAGCACCAAAGCCAGCAACGACGGCTGTTGCATCTCCCGCAGCATATAGCGATGAGACCATTACGCTGACTTGGAGCGGAGCATCAAGCGGTACCAGCCCGGTCAAGGGATACCAGATTGCCAGACGCACATCCACGGATAACAGCACATGGAGTTCATGGAACGTGCTGACCACGCTAATACTGGCGGCAAGCGGAGGCAGTTATAACCCAACTGTATCGAGAACTCCTGGAACATATACTCAATTTGGCATCTGGACAATTGATACATTTGATGTTTACTCGGTGGAGAAGATCAGTAACAGTATCTATTGTAACATCACAGCTTGTGGAGCACCTACGGCTTGCTCGGTAAGTGTAACCTTAGCTGAAGGAAACATCTCTCTCTCATGGAGTGGTGCATCCGACGGTGCAGGCAATGCCATCACATCCTATGAGATACAGTATAGTGATTCGGCAGATGACAGTAACTGGGGAGCGTGGACGGCACTGACCACGGTAATCACTTCTGCAACAAGCAGTATCTTAAGCGTGAGTCCTTCAGGTGCGCGCGGGTATTATCGCCAATTCCGGATCAGAACACGTGGTGCCGCCGGGGAGAGTTTCTACTCCGACTGGACTGTTTCCAGCAACACTGTCCGCAGAAATACACTGCCTACGCCACCTTCTTCCTTTAACGCCGCTCCTGTTATTTACGAATCAAGCACTGTAACTCTTACATGGAGCGGAACGATACCCGGAACCAGCGCTATCAAGCAGTATGTCATTCAGCGCTCAACTTCAACGGACGGGACTAACTGGTCGGCGTATGAGGCTCTGACAATCATCGTTTCAAGTGCCCCTTCGGGGACATTTACAGCGAACGCATCTCAGATAGCCGGAATGTATACCCGTTACCGTATCAGCGTAACAGATACATTGGATGCAGTCTCTGCCTATGTAGTCAGCGGCACAGTAAAGAAAAACAGTCCGCCAACTGCCCCGGTAATCGTCTGCCCGATATCTAGCAGTTCCAGTTATAATACCACCCCGCGTTTCATGATTACAACGGGTGTCGAACCAGACGGTCAGACGCAGATTATGGAAGTGAAGATTGACGCAGGTGTATGGATTAACAGCGTGGACAATCCTGAGATGTTTTCCACAAGTGGTTATCTCAGCAACGGCGCAAAAACGGTGTACCAAGCGGCAACGTTGGCTACAGGAAACCATACTGTAACCCTACGCTGCCTTGATAGCGATATCGAGTCGTCTAGCCCGGAGGTTGTACGTGCTTTTACGGTACTTCCACCACCATTTGAAACGATCACTGTGAACGAAACGCATGTCAAGGCAACTCATATCCAAACGCTCCGAAACGCTGTAAACAAGGTGCGAAGCTATTACAACCTGTCACCTGTGACTTGGAGTGAGGAAATTGTTGCTGGAAAGACCACAGTTAAAAACTGGCCGTTCCATATCACGGAGCTTCGAAAAGCTATCGAGCCGGTCATCACAACAGTCAACAGCTTTGATTCCTCGATGACCTTTGATATCCCGCCTATAACATGGCTGCCCATCGGAACAGGGCGGCCAAAAGCGGACGTGATGCAACAGATTCAAGACCTGTTATTGATGCTTTAGACACAATACAACCATAGCGCTCTCGTAATATGCGGGAGCGCTTTTCTATACACAAAATTATGGAGGTATATCAGATGAAAGAGATTTGGAATTGGATACAATTGGCGCTTGCAGCTATCGGTGCATTTCTCGGATGGTTTCTCGGTGGGCTGGATGGATTTCTTTATGCACTCATAGCATTTGTGGCCATTGATTATGTGACTGGAGTGCTCTGTGCCATTATTGATAAAAAGCTGTCCAGCGAAATCGGTGCGAGAGGTATCTTCAAAAAGGTGCTTATTTTTGCCTTGGTGGGTGTAGCCCATATTCTTGATACGCAGATACTGGGTAACGTTGGGGACACTGGTGGTGTCCTTCGGACTGCAGTAATTTTCTTCTACTTGAGCAATGAAGGCATTTCCATTTTGGAAAATGCAAGCCATATCGGGCTGCCCATATCTGAAAAACTCGAGGAGGTTTTAAAGCAGCTACATGGGCGTGATGATGATCCCCGTAAGCCAGGTGATGGAATATGATTGATTTAACAAAAGCAGCAACGGTGTTCATCGGCAGACGCGGCGAACACTACTTTCGCCATCTTGAGTTTGACGTTTCTAGTTTATTGGATGACACGTATCCCGGTGCCGCCTTAAATGCAATATACAAAAGACCTGATGGAATTGCCTATCCAGTGATCACAACCTACGCTGATGAAGTCCTTACATGGTCCCCCAGCGCAACGGACACACTGATCGTCGGTGTCGGTCGCCTGGAGATAAGGGTTACTTATGGTGACGTTGTCGGGAAAAGCGTTCAAATTCTAACCATCGTCGAGGAGGCTCTTGCAGATGGTATAGCTGAACCACCCGAGCCGCCCGCTCAGGAATGGCTTAATCAAGTGCTTTCTGCCTTAGCTGAACTGGATATTGATGAGATAAATAATCTGCTAAATCTCACTTATAACTTGCTAAACACTACACACGACTTGGTCGAGGATACGCGTGACAATCTTTATATGCGGACTGGGGTTCTCCTGAACCATTCGCATCCGATAGAAACAGCTACCGCGCCGGATATGATAAGCCGAAGAGCGTCCATCACATTTAGTGGCATAACGAATGGCAACAATGTAGTAATCGGCACAGTAGCATATACCTTCGTTACATCTTTGGGTAGTCCAGCCTCAAGCAATGTGCAGGTGCTAATCCAAGACACGCTTCGCAATACAGTCAAGAAACTTGCCGAAGCTATAAGAGGCATCGAAGATGAAATGAACATTGCTTATGGGTTAGGAACATCACCAAACCCGGCTTGCACAGCCTATTGGACGAGTCAAATTTTCTCCATTGGTGATGTTACCATTCCTTCTGGTGAGAGTCTATTCTTATTGGAAAGAGCAGAAAATGCGACAACAACATTGACCCTTACCTCGATCGCAACAGCTACTATCAACGCATTCACCAGAGCAAGCTATTTGAGATATGTCTTGAGCGGTAATGCTACCGGCGGGGGCGGTATTAATAGTGTTCGAGGACCTTTTCACACCTTATTGCCCATTGATAGCGTGGTTATAGACGGGCAGGGCGGATTGCTTTATCCGACGGCTTATGATTGTCATTTGATTACCCTTTGCCGTCAATCGGATACAAGTGAAAAAGAACTAGACTTATATATCTCAAACGATGAAGTGAACTTTACCAGAATCTCACGCAGCACACCTATCGGTGCTGATAGTTCAAACGCTGGGTTGCATGTTCATATTCAAATGCGTCAAAGCCGAGTGCCTTCTGGTTATGGGCTGTATATCAGTATGGGAAGTGATGGCACATCGGCGAGTGCTTACTGCGACTTGAAGTTTACCTACCACCTATACCCTGTCAATCTTGCGACAACCTATATTTGAATTTGAGGTGATTATAATGAACTTACGCAAGTTAATACTAACGAATAATGCCTGCTTCAAATCAGGTAAAACGATAATTCCTAAAGCCATAATGGTACACTCCACCGGGGCAAATAACCCATGGCTGAAGCGCTATGTTGGCCCGGATGACGGCTTGCTCGGAAAGAACCAGTACAACAATCATTGGAATCAAGATAAGCCCGGCGGTAGACAGGTTTGTGTCCACGGCTTTATTGGCAAACTGGCTGACGGCTCGATTGCCACCTATCAGACGCTACCGTGGAACCATCGTGGCTGGCATGGCGGTTCCGGCTCGAAAGGCTCGGTCAATGATACCCATATCGGATTTGAAATCTGCGAGGACGGTCTGACCGATACCTCGTATTTTTCTGCTGTTTATAAGGAAGCTGTCGAGCTTTGTGTATATCTTTGCAAACTCTATGGATTAAGTGAGAAGGATATCATCTGTCACAGTGAGGGGCATAAACTGGGCATCGCAAGTAACCATGCTGATGTTATGCACTGGTTCCCCAAGCACGGTAAGTCGATGGATACCCTTAGAACCGATGTAAAGAAGCAATTGGAGGAAGAAAACAGCGCAAGTTCTGTGACACCACAAACTAAACTATATCATGTGCAAATCGGTGCTTTCTCAGTTAAAGCCAATGCTGAGGCACAGCTTGCAAGGGCAAAAGCCTCTGGATTTAAAGATGCTTTTATTAAATATGATTAATGAATAGAAAATTGCCTGTGGGAGTTTTATCGCTCCTACAGGCTCTTTTTTTATGCTCTGATTCAAATTAATTCTTACAAAACCTCAACTTCGGCCTGTTCCCACGGCTAATAGGTAGGAGGTTATGCGATATGAATCATTATGAGAATAAGAAAGTTACAAAGATTACGGATGAAATCATAGAAAACAGACTTGAACCAAAGAAAGTATCACAGGAGCAGATACAGCGTGAGTTTGATTATATCCGGGCAGAAAAACTGCTGAAAAAGATGCTTGAAAAAGGCTTAATTACAGTGGCTGAATTTGACAAAATAACCGCACTAAATCGTCAAACTTTCTCTCCTGTTTTGGCAGAGATAATGCCTTAAAATCGTTGATATATAAAGGTTTTAGAGGTAACATGTGACCTACCGAAGAGGAGGTGAGAGGATGAGAAAGATAACGAAAATAGAAAATGACAAGGTCGAATCATTTATGAAGCCAAAGTTACGAGTAGCTGCCTACTGCCGCGTTTCTACAGACAGTGATGAACAGCTTGTTAGCTTGCAGGCTCAAAAGACTCACTACGAGACCCACATTAAGGCAAACCCAGAATGGGAATATGCAGGATTATATTATGATGAGGGTATCAGCGGTACGAAAAAGGAAAACCGGACCGAATTGCTTAGAATGATATCGGACAGTGAAAATAGGAAAATTGACTTGATTATCACAAAGTCCATCAGCCGATTTGCCAGAAATACTACAGACTGTCTGGAAATGGTTCGCAAACTGGTAGACCTTGGTGTTTACATCTATTTTGAAAAAGAAAACATTAATACACAATCGATGGAAAGCGAGTTGATGCTCTCCATTTTAAGCGGACTTGCAGAAAGTGAGTCGATTTCCATTTCAGAAAATAACAAGTGGTCAATTCAAAGACGCTTTCAAAATGGAACCTTCAAGGTTGCATATCCCCCATACGGCTATGAAAACATAAGCGGTCAAATGGTGGTGAATCCAAAGCAAGCAGAAGTTGTGAAGCTTATTTTTGCTGAAGTGTTATCGGGTAAGGGTACTCAGAAAATTGCGGATGATCTCAATAATCATAGTGTTCCTACTAAAAAAGGTGGTCGATGGACTGCAACCACCGTCCGAGCAATTTTGTCCAATGAGAAGTACACGGGCGATATTATTTTTCAAAAGACCTATACCGATAGTCATTTTAACAGGCATACCAATTATGGTGAAAAAGATATGTATATGGTAGAAAACCACCATGAGGCAATTGTCAGCCATGAGGATTTTGAAGCCGTTGATGCAATTATCAATCAGAGAGCAAAAGAAAAAGGCATCGAAAAACGCAATGGAAAATATCAAAACCGCTATTCTTTTTCTGGGAAAATCATCTGCTCGGAGTGTGGTAGTACCTTTAAAAGGCGGATACATTCAGATGGAACAAGAAAATACATTGCATGGTGCTGCAATAAACACCTAAAGCAGGTAACGGAATGTTCCATGCTGTTTATACGAGACGATGATATAAAAACGGCATTTGTTACGATGATGAATAAACTGATTTTCGGTCAAAAGTTCATTTTGAGACCCTTGCTAGATGGGCTACGCAGTCAGAACAACACAGAGAGTTTTCACAAAATACAAGAACTGGAAACTAAGATTGAAAACAACGTGGAGCAGAGTCAGATGCTGATGGGTCTAATGACAAAGGGGTATCTGGATCCTGCTCTATTTAATAAAGAAAAGAATTCACTGGCAGCTGAGGATGCAAGACTTCGAACCGATAAGGAGCGGATTTCTCATTCGGTAAACGGTAATCTTGTAAAGGTGGAGGAAGTCAACCTTCTATTAAAGTTTACGGCAAAGTCTAAAATGCTGACAGCTTATGAGGACGAGTTATTTGAAAACTATGTGGAACGAATTATTGCTTATTCACGGGATGAGATTGGTTTTGAATTAAAATGTGGAATTACTCTGAGAGAAAGGCTGGTGAATTAGATGGGACATACACCCTATGGATATAGAATTAAAAACGGAAAGGCCGTGGTTGATGAAACGGCAGCAGTTCAAATAATGGAGTTATATACCGGGTACTTATCTGGACTTTCCTTGAAGGATGCGGCAAAAAAAGCCGGGATAAATTGCTACCATGCTACCGCAGGCAAGATCTTACAGAACAAGCATTACCTTGGTGATGAGTTTTATCCTCCTATTGTCGATGCGGAAACCTTTGAGAAAGCTAGTGCAGAAAAGCAAAGACGAGCAGAAATGCTTGGGAGGATACGGGAGCCTAAGGATATGCCGGAAATAGATTATGCGGTGAAGTTCAAAGCAAAGCCACAGGTGCAGAAATATGATAATCCATTCAAGCAGGCAGAATATGCATACAGCTTAATAGAAAGTGAGGTGTAGCAGATGGCGGTAAGTAAGAATGTAACGGTGATTCCGGCAATTAAGAGAGTCGGAAACAATAAAAACGGTGAAAGCAAACCTAAAATACGAGTGGCTGCTTACTGCCGTGTTTCAACGGATAGTGATGAGCAGGCCACAAGTTATGATATTCAGATTGAACACTATACAAATTTTATTCAAAAGAACCCAGAATGGGAACTGGCAGGTATTTTTGCGGATGATGGAATTACGGGTACAAACACCAAAAAGCGTGAAGAATTCAACCGCATGATTGATGAGTGCATGGATGGAAATGTTGACATGATCATTACAAAGTCCATCAGTCGATTTGCCAGAAACACTCTGGACTGTCTAAAATATATCCGTCAGCTAAAGGATAAGAACATCGCTGTATTCTTTGAGAAAGAGAACATCAACACGATGGATTCCAAGGGTGAAGTTATGCTGACCATTATGGCATCCCTTGCCCAACAGGAGAGTCAATCCTTAAGCCAGAATGTTAAGATGGGCATTCAGTACCGTTACCAACAAGGTGAAATCCAAGTCAACCACAACCGTTTCCTCGGATACACGAAAAATGAAAACAAGCAACTGGTTATTGACCCAGAGGGAGCAGAGATTGTCAAACGAATTTTCAGAGAGTACCTTGAGGGAGCAAGCCTTTTGCAGATAGCAAGAGGATTGGAGTCAGACGGTATCCTTACAGCGGCAAGCAAAGCAAAATGGAGACCTGAAACACTAAAAAAGATACTGCAGAACGAAAAGTACATCGGAGATGCCCTTTTACAAAAGACTTATACAGTGGACTTCCTTTCCAAAAAGCGGGTCAAGAATAACGGAATAGTTCCACAATATTATGTGGAAAACAGCCACGAGCCTATTATCCCCCGTGACCTTTATATGCAGGTTCAGGAAGAAATGGTACGCAGGGCAAGCATCCAAAGCGGCAAGGGTGGTAAAAAACGGGTCTACAGCAGCAAGTATGCTTTATCAAGCACCGTCTACTGCGGACAGTGCGGTGACATTTATCGCAGGGTACATTGGAACAATCGAGGTTATAAGTCTATCGTATGGCGATGTGTCAGCCGCCTGGAAGAAAAGGAATCTGACTGCACTTCCCCTACAATAAATGAAGAAACTTTGCAGACTGCGGTTATAAAAGCTATCAATGAACTTCTAGGCAACAAAGAATCTTTCCTCCAGTCGTTGCAAGATAATATAGCTACCGTGCTTAATGCGGAAAGCGATAATGCTACCGATGACGTTGATGTAAAATTGAATGACTTGCAGCAGGAGCTTCTTAAACAAGCAAAATCCAAGAATGATTATAACGAAGTGGCTGATGAGATATATCGCTTACGGGAACTAAGGCAAAATGCACTGGTTGAAAATGCAGAGCGTGAAGGAAGAAGGCAGAGGATTGCTGAGATGACAGAATTCTTGAGTGAGCAGTCCAACCGGCTGAAGGTATATGATGAGCAGCTGGTAAGGAAACTTATTGAGAAAGTAACGGTCTTCGATGATAATCTAACTATTGAGTTCAAGTCTGGTGTTGAGATTGATGTATTAATTTAAAATGAACTTGACCGCCGATTGAGGAGAAATACTTCTTGATGGGCGGTTCTTTTCTATTTATACTTGGGGATAATCTAATAAGTGAACTCGTTTCAGCAAGCTGAAACATCGGGGAATCAGATGGAGAGTCTACTCCACCTGNNGCTGAAACATCGGGGAATCAGATGGAGAGTCTACTCCACCTGATTAAAACCCACCTACGCTGCGCTTAGAGGTGGCGGTCTTGACCGTAAAGCTAAAAGATAAACACACTTGAACAATTACTCATATGTTTTTATTGACAAACGGAGAATTGAGGTTTATATTATATATGAAAGCTTATTCAAGTGTTCAATTGAATGATAAAGAGGTGATATAAATATGGCAAAAAAAATTCAACCAATTGAAAGATGCGACTGTGATGTAATACATGAGGAAATTGTAAATAAAGTGCGAGAAAAAATGCCTCAAGAAGAAACTCTATATGATCTAGCAGAACTATTTAAAGTTTTTGGAGATTCAACAAGAATTAAGATACTCT